ACCCTCAGTCCAGATGTAGCGACCATCGCCATCCTTAATCTTGCGAAGTGCAGCAAGACCAGACTTAGCGGTGATGAAGCCAACACCAGGAAGCAAGCGAGCCTGTCCATCTAGTGCGTACACTAGGTCAACAATGTTCTCGTATGATGGGGCACCTGAAACACCAGTGGAACCAGTCACAGCTGAAGTAGCTGAGGTCATGATTCCAGTAGGCTCTACAGTTCCAGTTCCGTTGGTTAGACCAGCGTTAACTGCAAATCCGATAGCGTTACCAGCCTGCTCAGCAATTAGGTTGCTCAAATCGAAACCAGCATCATTTAGAAGCTCGTTTGCGACAGGAACCAAGAAGCTGTAGCGGAAAGCTCCTAGTGTGATTGATGAAAATACTGGGTCAGAATCTGAAATCTGAGTTCCAGCGCCCTTGATAGTCGCAGTTGAGTACGCTGTCAAAGTTGGGATTGTTAGCTGCTCTCCAGTGGTGGTGTTAATAACTTCACCAAGGTCAAGCATCGGTCCCGCAAGCCTCGCCACGCTGTAAATGGTGTCAAAAAAGCTCTTAGGTACAGTGTTGTCAGATGGAACTAGGGTGCGCTTCTCAGACATAAACTCATGTCCTTTTGACTCACCCATAGCGATTGCGCGTAGCATGTCAGAGTCTGACTTGCGAGCGGTCTCAGTTACAGGTGTGTATGAAGATGCAGCCTCAGCAGCGCGCTCTTCGCGCTCAGCTAGTTTGCGTGCAGTGTCAATTGCGGAATCGCGCTGGTCAATGTCAGCCTCGATGCGTGCAATCTTTTGGTTTTCCTCAGCAGATAGTCCGCGACCTTCAGCCTGTGCGATGTCTAGGACTTCGCGCGCCTGTGCAATAAGGTTGTTGCGTACTTCTACCTGGGACTTGATAAATTCAGACATTAAGTCTCCTATTTAGTAGTTTTCAGATTAAGCACCTGCAGCGCAAACGCTGACAGACTACAGCGGTGCAAACACTCAGCTGTTGAAATAAGTCTAACCAATCAAAAACATCTGAGCATGAGAAAGCCCTAGCAGCGGGGACACTACTGCTAGGGCTATTAGAATCCCTTAGCGGGTTTCTTTTGCCTGGACTATCCTGACTTCTCTGTCGGCCTTTGTGGGCGCTTCGTTGTCCAGTGCATACACTGCCTCAGCGAATGACTGAGACAACTCTTTGATGATTCCAGAATCTGGATGTCCAGCTACATCTAAAATCGCTTTTTTAATCTGCTCAACAGTTGCCATGTCTAAATCCTCTTCATTAGTAGGTCGAGTTGTTTCTTCTTGATGTCTAGCAGTGACAGTCCGTTATCCTCTGCTTCTTGAACCTCGGGCTGAGTGCGTAGCTTGTTCACTACATCAGTGATGAGATTTGCATGCTCAGGGTCTAGGTCTTCTCCAGACTCAAGTTTTAGTAGCGCATCAGCTAGTAGGTCTGCGCTGATTGCAGCCTCTGCTGAGCGAACGCTTACAGTTCCTGCAGTCTGGGTATACGCAGGGTACGAGACAACACTCGCCTCGATAAGCCTGACTGACTCTAGGGTGCGAGTAGTTCCATCCTTTGACCATGAGTCTCTAATGACATTGAATCCAAAAGACATTGAGTCAACTACACCAGTGCGAATCAGCTCAGCAACATCACGCCCGCGAGAGGTGTTTGGGAGCTGCGCTGTGACCTTTAGGCCACGCTCATCCTCGTACAGCTTCATTGTGCCACCACGCATGGAGGCCAATGGCTCTCCTACATCATGGTTCCAAAGTAGCTTGACCTCTGAACGAGACTTCAGTGAGCGTGTAAATGCACCTGGTGCAACATACTCTCTGAATCCACCTAGGTCTTCTGATGGCTGGTTGAACACAGCAGCGTATCCAGTGAATGTCATTCCGTCATCACCTTCGGCCCTGAGCTCAAAGTCAACATGGTTGGTTCTGGTCTCAGTCTTACCTAGTGAGCGGGCCTCTTCAGTTCCGTCTTCTAGCTTGGCTTTGATAGCGTAAGCAGTGCGGAGCCACTTTGCGCGTGACTCTGACTCTTTGTCTAGCTCTGGTGTGGTTTCAGTTTCGGGCATTGTTCTGCTTTCTTCTTCTTCTCTAATCCTAGCAACTACTGAATCAGCGTAATCCATGGTTCTCTGTGCAGCTCTCTTTGATGGACCTGAGCCCCATAGCAAATGCGCAACTACTCCTGGTGATGGGTAGCCATCTGAGTCTGGGTTTGCATCAGGTGCATCTAGGTCAGGCATGTGTCGAGCAATCCAAGCTGCGATGCGTATCCACTTGTCATCAGATACTTCGCCCGATGCCATGGCTCTAGCTTCTCTTATTGTCTTGTCAGTCACGCCGTCTCCAGCCAGACCCTGTTCATAGTATTCCAGTCCACGCCTAGCGGCTGCTCTCATGTAAGCGGGAGGCTCTTGATTGATAGCTCTTGATTCATCATCTGCTTGCCATGCGTTGCAGTAGAAGCCTCCATCTACAAATGCATCCCAGCGCTGACACCATGCCTTGTCACCATCTTCATTTACGCGTGACTCATCAAAGAAGAAACAATTGCCACAGGCTCTGCCTTCTGGCACATCTTCTGCTAGGGCAGGTCTGTAGTTGTCAGGCAGGTTTGCTTGGCCCTCGTCATTGAAGTCATCAGGCTCATCCATGTCAGCAGCATCTTCTTCTTCGTAGGCAACACGCTCTGGTCTCTGAATCTTCTCGATAGAGAAGACATTGATAACCATGAGCTTGTCAGTCGGGCTGAATACTCCGTACTCATACTCAAAAACTCTGACCACTGCATATTGGTCTTCTACAACTACAACCTGAGCAAGAATCTTCGAGTCATTTGGTTCCCATGAAACCCAGTCACCTGAAGCTAGTAAACCAACAGCCGCTCTCTCTCCACCGAACTCAGTGTCTTCTGCAAAGCTGACTGCGACTGCTTGGTCAATGGCTGACTCTTTTGAGTCATGACAACCTAGTACTTCGCCGTCATCCTTGATGACAGCCCAGCCACCTGAGCACTCTTCTGATTTGTCTGTTATGTAATAGGGCACTATTGGGTCTGCCTAACTATCAAGACACCTAGCTGAAGACCAGATGGGTCAGAGACTGCCCATAGAGTGTCATTTGGTTCGAGTGTTATTTCTTTTGATTCTGATGGGTCAAGGTGAATACTGTTCGCGGTGCTTACTGTAGAGCTTCCAACATAGATGTAATGATTGCTTGATTTGGTTGCGTTGTGTAAATGTACTACTTGTCTATTGCGAGCAGGTCCACAAACCTCAGTAGCACTGGTCGAAGACAGTGTATAAACATTATGTAAAAGCATTAGGCAAGCCTCGCATTTACTGTTATGGTTCCACCGAGTGCAACAGCGGTTCCGTTGACTGTAATGGTTGTCGCAGATAGAGATACTGTCTGAGTTTCTGCGTTGTATGCGACAGGAGCAGTAGCAGCAATTACACCAGTCGCACCAGTTGCACCAGTTGAACCAGTTGGACCTTGAGGTCCAGTAGGTCCAGTAGCTCCAGTATTACCAGTGTCACCTTTGTCACCTTTGGGTCCAGTCAATCCAGTCTCACCCTGAATACCTTGAATGCCTTGGTCACCTTGAGGTCCAGTTGCACCAGTGGCACCAGTAGCTCCAGTGGAACCAGTAGGACCAGCTGGGCCTATTTCACCCTGTGGACCAGTCGCACCAGTTGAACCAGTATCGCCCTTATCACCCTTTGGCCCTGTTGCACCTGTGGCTCCGACAGGCCCAGTGTCTCCAGTATCACCCTTGTCACCTTTTGCACCCTGCGGTCCAGTAGCGCCAGTTGCACCGACATTGCCTGTATCGCCCTTGGGTCCAGTCGCGCCTTGCGCTCCAGTCGCTCCAGTTTCACCTTTGTCACCTCGCGGAATTGATAGATTCAGAACCTGCGTAGGTGATGTTCCAGTAATTTGTGCGGTTGCACTTGAGCCTGCAGTGCCAGTAGTGACAGTGCCAATCGAAAGAACATTCGATGGTCCGAGCTCACCTTGGATACCCTGAATACCCTGTGGTCCAGCATTACCTAGGCTGAGTGTGGTAAAAGTTTCAGTGACATTTACATCGGTGCTGGTGGAGTTTATCTCCAGCTTGGTAGATGTCTCTGTAATCGCCAGAGTCACCTGGGACATTACTTAGTCACCTCTGGCTGAATGACGAATGCGCCTTGGATGAGTCTGGTCACCTGACTACCAGAGTTCAACTCCAGGTCATAGACATAGTTCCCAGGTGTAGCTGAGCCCATAGTCGAGGCAGACACATTCACAATG